GATGTACATGCATATATACGTACTACCCCCCTGTGCCCCCTGCCTACCCCCGTGTCTGACGCACACATACCCACATATGACACACATCATGCGCTTGGTGTACACATATCACACACTCACATCCACCATGCGTGAGGAAAACTCCAACATATCAACAGCTTATCGCTAATCGTCAACTGTTATGCAATCAGTTGCCCTCAGATATGGTGTGTCTAACAGTGTGATCACAAAAAACAGTGTGTGTTGTAGTGCCAATGCTCATTTTAAACCCTACCCCTATAGGGTAGTGTGATCACATCAACTGTCCAACGTTGGACGATACAACTAGCCTCGTGAGTTTAGCACACGAACTGCGGTATCAAAGATACCTGTAGTCACGTGGGAAACGACAGGCGCAGAGGATCACACAAATACATGCTTGACTTCTTACTTATCTAACTATATTACATAGATAGTTTTATCTCTCCATTTATGGTGAGAGAAATAAAACTCTCTTAATGTAATGTTAGATAGTAAAGGAAAGTGTTATGGGAAATTCAGTTCAGGTTAGCAAGTCAACCCAAGATGGAACAAAGCTAGACGATCTAGTTAAAGAGGGCAAAGCCCTTGGCAAGATGTGGTCTACTCTACATAGTGTGAAGCAGTCAACCAAAGCTAACGGCTTTGATACTCGACTAGGTAAGCTGCTCATTGAGCTAAAGGCTCAGTCTAGTCTGGATAGCGGTCAAGTGTCACGACAAACACTCACCACCTATGGTGTTCACAACATTGATCGTAGACGTAGATCAGAAGCTTTGTGGTTCGTTGAGAACGAGGTTCAGTGCCGTGAGTTTATTGAGAACTCTAAGAAGGGTTACACCTCACTTACTGCTTTGCAGAAGGCAATGAAGGATGCTACAGCTAAAGCTGAGGTCATCAAAGATGCAGCAGATAAAGTGTCCAACGTTGGTCAGTCTAACGGAGTTAAGGACACTGGTTGGGTTGATGTTGACAAAGGTACATACTCACTTGGTAACACTCGTACTGCAATCGTTGATGCAATCTTTGCACACTGCAATGATCACAAGATTGACATTGAAACAATCATAGCTGACTTACAGTCAAAGGCAGCGTTAGCAAACACGGTGACAGCGTAAGCTGTTGCCTCTTTATTGGAGAATTAAAATGATTACATTTGTAATGTTTATTATAAACAGCATGACGTTAGTAACTCTGTTCCTAATTGCCATGACACTTGAAACCTATGTAGCAATACCTAACATGGTAATTGTATTCACAATTGTAATGGTGCTCAACTACCTAGTCATGCATCTAGATGAACTTTAGTAGTCTCATAGTTAAATAACACTTGATACTTTAGTGAAAGTGTTATATAACATATGTAGACACTAACAAACTATAACTGAAACCGTCCAACATTGGACACTTTAATCGGAGATTACTATGATCCATAAAATAGAACATGTAGATGATGGATTTGTGAGAGTTCACAAACAGTCTTGTATTACTGGCAACCATAATTCAATGGTATTGCCTACACGTCAAGGTGAACTTGAGCACTGGGAAGACAATATGATCTTGGTACAAGATGCCTTTCCACACTTTACATCAGAACAGAGAGAGTTTCTCATATCTGGTTCTACACCTGAAGAATGGAATAAATTGTTTTCGGAGGAAACACAATGTCTGTAAGACAAATACTAAAAGTATACAAGTCGGCTACTGCTGACGAAGTGAAGCATGGTATGAAATGGTACGCCATTGCCAAACGTGATAGCACTAAGGTAGCCAAGGAATTTGGTATCAGTATAAATACTGTAGTGGGTGTAGTTGCTGCACTATCACCTAACCTTGGTTGGGGCATCAACATCAAAGCTGCTCGTATTTTAGTCGAGTGTTTTGCCAATGGTGGTGCAATGGATGACGTTATTGTGTCAGCCTATCCACAGAACAAGCTGAAAGCTTGGGAGATGCTTGAACAGAAAATGGTTCGTAAGAAAACTATTATGGCTAAACTCAATGGTCCTAAGACTACTGCGTTCTTTGCCAATATTATTGGACTAGACGTAGTGACAGTAGACGGTCATGCTAAGAACATACACGATGGACTACGTAGGGTTCTCAAGAACAGCAACGTAGGTGTCAAGGAATACCGCACCATATCGGAAGCTTACTACAAAGCTGCTGACAAGGTAGGTATCAAGGGATATCAGATGCAAGCTATCACTTGGGTAGCATGGCGTAGACAACATAACATAGCGAGGTAAAGTTATGATGGACGATTTATATAACAACGTTAACGTGTGGCATGGCACTACAAAAATATCTATATGCCAACACTGGGACAGTCCTAGTGACAGGATCAATGGCACTGCCGCTATGCAAGAGGTAGGTATCATACCTGATGACGGTGACTGGGGCAGTATGCACATAGAAAAATACTCTGCCAGTTTAGATCATCTCATAGATGTATTGAAAGGAATACGAAATGAAATTGAGTCAAAGACACATAACGAATCCAGTGGCAAAGGCAATGCTAGAGCAACGCAAACAGCCACAGGTAGTGCCACCTAAAAAGGGCACGAAACGCAAGCCTAGTAAGAAGGAGAAATACAATGCGTTACGAGATGCAAAACTTTGTTAAGTTTGCTACCATTAAGAAACCGTCCAAGGTTGGACAGAAACCCAAACGTGATGAGCACAAACGCTTACGTAAAATTGCACGTAAGAACAAAAGCTTAACACAAAAACTATCATCTTAATTTATACAAGGAGTATATACAATGACTACCACCAACACACCTCGCCCAATCGTTAAGAAGACTAACCCAGAGTTGTATGCAGAGCACACGTTTCACATGAAGAAGTGTGTAGCCTACACCTACAACTATGCGTTCCTTGACGATTACATTGCGGAGCATTGGTACACTAAAACAATTCAGCAGATTGCTGATGAGACTAATGAGTACTACCAACGTGTTGCATATAGGTCACACATCTTACAAAAGATTGGACTGATCCAACCTAAGTTTAGACAGGACGGATCTGCATTGCTAAAACAAGAACGTAGAGAACTACGATTTAAATTGAAAAAAGTGGAGCAACAGTTAGAGCAATGTGGTTAGGTAAAAGTAAGAACAAGTATATTGTGTATGGTAGTGATGGGCGTGTGCTCATCATTACCCGATACAAGAACATTGCAACTAGAATAATTAAGGACTATCAAAATGAAAGTTGAAGTATATTTTAATCTACACAAACGTGTATTCTCTGTTCGTTCATGTAAGACTGGACGTGTGGTACACCATACAAAAAATGTACACATTCGTGACCCACAGTTTGTGGTTCGTGAAGGTGGTAGACAACGTGTACTACGTGAACGTAAGAAGAATGTACACGCCTTTGTTCGGGGCTATGCCACATACTTTGAGGACGGTACGCAAGCTGAGTACAACTATGGCCTTGCCTTGTTTGAACGTCCAACGTTGGACACTATTGGATATAATCCATTCAAGTACGACAGCTTTGTTAAGATGCCAGATGAGACACCTGTGCGTCAAGCTGAACGTGCATGGTTAAATGTAAACGGCAATGACATGCCAACAATACAAGCAGAAGGAGTACAATAATGACTAAGAAAAACGTAAAGACAGTATTAACTCGTGATGATATAGTAGAACTACTAAGTGTGTATCAGATCATGGATGACATATGCGATGACTTTCAAGAGATGTTTGACACTGACCTTGCAAAGATACGCAAGCTACAAGATAAGGCACATGATTTGAAACGCATGTTTGATTTTAGACCAAGGACAGGTGATGAGGGTCATCCCGATCATTGGAAAGACTATGTAATGCCTGACGATGATAGGGCGTGGTATCATGTACCGAAGGAGGACTAATGATAGTAAACGGATATGAAATAGTAGTTGAGATTGATGGTGTCAAAAGCCTTATCAATCTTGACGATCTGTACCCATCCATCAAGGACTGGCACAGTGCCGCTGAGTTTGCTATGAAGATGGCACGTGAGGCAAACCCTGACGCTATACACATAGACTTCCTTGAGTGTGGTGAGTATGAGCTAGAGGGTTACGAAGGTATACCGTACATACACGAAGCACCATTTCAGGTGCAATGAAAGGAGAATGATATGGAAGCTAAGATAAAACTAACTAAGACCATGCTCAACAAGAGCATAATAGATGCCAACAAATCTGTGCGAGAGTTTTTAGAACAGGAACTTGACTACGCATATGACAAGTTGGAAGCAGATGTATCTGATGGTAAATACTACCATAACTACTGGTGTAATGCATTGTATGAGGACGATACCCCTACTATTGTTACGTTCTACAAGTCCAGAACCAGAGGTGACAGACGTATTAGCATCAAGAACTTGCGTAAGTTTGCTCAAGAGGGAGACACTGTGAAGCTACGTACAGAGGTTGCGATGGTTGAAGATTGCATCTATGAGGTACGTGTAGTAGTGTCCAAAGAGGAGGCAGCGTAATGGCTAAATTTATTATTCACAGAACAGCAAGAAGGAAAGCTGACGATATGGTGATAGAAGCAGAGAACGAGGGAGATGCGTATGAGCAGATGTGGGACATGGCAAACGAAGGTTTGTTTGGTGTCTGGAATGAATACACAGACCCTTGGATAGAGGAGACAGAAGAATGATGTACGTATTAATATGGATGCAGTTGTTCAGTACACAGACAGTGGAGCACTACCAGTTAGGTAGCTATGCCACACTGGAAGAGTGCCAGATACAATTGAGCAAGGCAGCTAAGATGATAACACACAAGTCAGAGACAGTGGCTTGTCTAGAGGTGGAGACACAACAGTGAGACTGTATAGATCAAGCAAGGGTCAGTGGGTAGGCACACAACGTGACGCACAGAGATACTTCCCAAGAGACTGGGAGGAAGCAGAAGTTCCTGTATCTAAGGAGTATCTCATTGAGTTCCTAAACGTTCACAAGGTAGGGGCGTATTCACAGGCTACACCACCACAACAGCCAGTGGTGACTGCACCTGACCCAGAACAGATAGACCCAGAAGCATACAGTTGGGTGTCATGGGCGTATGAAACCCTAGCAAGGGGAGACAAGGCAGAGGCACTCAAGATGTTAGAAAAAGGTTTAAGTAAACAGAAGGAGTTAGTAAATGACGCCCAGTGAAGCAGCAGAGATAGAGGCAAAGAAAACATTTGAAGGCTTTATCAAATGGTCTAAGGTTTCTTTCTATTGGATCATGGCTATACTAGTTATACTAGCAGCATGTGACTTTGGAACAGACACAAAGACAGGTAGCCAATACAACGGTGCAGTGTATGCACCCTCTAACATAGGAGAATAGAATGATTGCTGAGATGCTTACATGCATTGCACTCAACGTGTACTATGAGGCACGTAGTGAACCATTGGAAGGACAGTATGCAGTAGCTCATGTCGTACTCAATCGTGTTGCCAGTCCAAGGTTTCCAGATGACGCATGTACGGTGGTGCGGCAGGGTCTGGAGAAGGGATTGGGTAGATGTCAGTTCAGTTGGTACTGTGACGGTAAGTCCGACACACCCAAAGAGAAACGTGCATGGCTCTACTCACAACTTGTAGCACACAAGGTAGTGCATGGGTATGTCAAGGACAATACCGATGGGTCTATCTACTACCATGCCAATTACGTCAGACCATTCTGGAGTAAACACTACGACCACACTGTGACTTTAGGGTCACACATATTCTATAAGTAGCTTATCGTTACTAGTACAGGGACGGGTGATATGATATAAGATAGTATCAGTTGCCTATATAACAAATGAAAAGGAGAATTTATATGCCATTCGATATTCCAACACACTTAGACTTTGAAGTAGAATTTACACCAACAAGGATGCACGACAAGAAATACGTTATAAATCAAGACACTGGCGATTACCTTGGTATCGTGGGTGATGGGTTCAAGTGTGCGTCACACGGTGATTTCTACCGTAAGATGCACGACACAATTACAGAGGAGTTAACAGAGGGTGACACTCTTGACACCAATTACACATGGAGAACTGCACGTAATGGTGCATGGTCAATGCTTGACATTACCTTTCCTAACATGACAATGCCTATTGTCACAGACAAGATTGATGTAAGCATAGGCAACAGGATCATAGCACTGCATGGTGTGGACGGTTCATGTAGCAACCAAGTATTCTTTGGGGCAATTGATTTCTTCTGCACCAACGGTATGATACGTGGTCAGTATGATAAGATACGCAGAAAGAACACCTCTGGTTTCTCACTGCATAGCTTCATAGGTGAGCTACAAAGAGCACGTACTGACTTCTATGAAGAGTCAGCTAAGATGCAAGTGTGGGCTGAGACTTCCACTAAGTATGTGGACATCAAGTCATTGCTTGACGAGATGATAACGTCTGACCGCAAGGCAGAGAAGATGTACGAACTATATCTACACGAGGCATCACAACGTGGTCACAACAAGTGGGCATTGTACTCAGCGTTCACTAACTACGCTTCCTATGCTGATGAACGTAATGGTTTCAACCTACGTAACACTGGCAATGACACACAGGCAATCAGCATGTGGTCACGTGAGCAAGAGGTATCCAAGTGGGTATCAGATAAGAAGTTCGTACAGTTGGAAGCTGCTTAATGGTAGCACTGCCTAGATTTGTACAGCAGCGAGTGTCACTTTCGGGTGACACATCGTATCGCTTTAACCCACCACAGAAACTTGTCAATGCAGGTGTCGTGTCACGTGAAGAGTTAGGAGATGACTTGCGTGTAAGTAAACAGCTTGCCAAAGAGTTAAATAAACAGATAGATGATTGGAGAGTTGAACAGTCAAAGGTTGTGAGTATCAAGCCAAGCGGCAAGGTTACTGACCTAATTAACTTTTACTATTCATCTAATGATTTCAACATGTTACGTGACTCAACTAAGGTAGACTACAGATATTTTCTGACCATTCTACATCAGACAATTGGCTATCGTAAGTACAGAGATGTTACATCTAAGATTGCCAAGGCTGCGTATGAGGAGTGGGTGTCACGTGGTGTGAGCTTTGCTAATCATACAGCTACCTGTGCCAGTAGGGTATTCAACTATGCAATCCAGATGGAACATGCAGAGCAGAACCCTTTCGGTAAGATCAAGCGTAAGCAACAGCAACAGCGTAAGGTTGTGTGGACACATGGTGAGGTCAATAAGTTTCTTGACATGGCATACAGTGACTTTGAGTATCGTAACTTAGGGTTGATTGTACACATGGCATACGAGTGGTGTCAGAGACTAGGGGACATGCGTAATCTTACATGGGATTGCCTTGACCTGAAAAAGCAACAGCTTACTATGGAGCAGAGCAAGCGTAGGGCAGAGGTGTTCTTACCTATCAGTGATAATTTAAATCACATGTTGCTAGAACAGAAAGCTGACTTTGGTTTTCAACAGTGGGTAGTGCCGCATCCCAAGCCAAGGTCAGGTAAGTTTGAGCCATACGCTATGGAAAGACTGTCCAAGGTTGGACGTAAGGTAATGAGACTGGCTAAACTGTCAGAGGAACTACGCCTTATGGACATACGTAGGACTGGGGTAACACAGATGGTAGACAAAGGTGTGCCATTGCCACAGATTATGGCAGTGACAGGGCATACACATGTGTCTTCTGTGAAACCATATATGAAACATACGTATGACTCTGCAAGTAATGCCTTGACACAGCGTGATACATATGTACAATCGAGTGTAACGAGTAACATTGAAAGTGATATGCATGATTAATATAAAACAATACATAAGTGATATGGACATTAGTAATGGTGATACTAAGCGTACCAATTGTCCTGTGTGTGGTGGTATCAAAACATTTACTGCCACTAACAACATGGGTCAGCTTATGTGGAATTGTTACAAGGCAGGTTGCAGTGTATCTGGTGGGTCACGTGTTCGTCTAACTACTGATGACATACGTAGCTCACTAGGTAGTGCAGCGCAAGAGACAGAGGCAGTACCATTTCAGAAACCTGAGTGGATAGTAAAGAGTTACATTCGTATCAAAGACTTCTGCTACAAGTGGAAACTGTGGTCTGTAGAACAAGACTTGTTGTATGATGTAAAAGAAGATCGTGTCGTATTTCCTGTGGTACATAACAATATCATGGTGGACGCAACAGGCAGAGCACTAGGAAAAAAGTTACCTAAGTGGAAAAGATATGGAAAAAACCCCTTGCCATACGTATCTGGATGTGGTAAAACTGGGGTAGTCGTTGAGGACTGTGTGAGTGCAGCTATTGTAGGTGCGACAGGCGGTTCTGGATGCTCAGAGGGTGGCGTATATGTCGGGGTAGCAGTGTTGGGTACGTCACTCTCTGAGGTACATAAGAAGTACTTATCACAGTTCGATACGATTATTATTGCACTTGACCCTGACGCACTACCAAAGACGCTGCAATTTGCTAAAGAACTACGAGGTTATGTAAATAATATAAAAGTTTTACGTTTGACAGATGACCTTAAATACCGTAACCCTACCGACATAAGAAACTTAAACACACTAGGAGAAACATAAATGGAATTATCATTAATACGAAGCTTGATGGACAGAGAGTTCTACGATGAACATCGTGGTGCTAAATGCCCTGACAGATTATTCAGTAAGGATGTTCGTAAGATCAAGCAAGCTATCGACAAGGCTATGGATCGTTATGAACGTACCGTTACACCAGATGAGATTGAGGCACTGTTCATGTCAAACAATCCCACCATGACAACAGCACAGAAACAGGCGTATGGTTCTTTGTTTAACCAGATCAAACGTGAGTCACCTATGGGTGGTGACGTAGCACAAGAGGTGCTGTCTAAGCTGTTCCAACAGGTAGTGGGCGAGGACATTGCTAACCTTGGGTTTGACTATGTAAATGGTGACAAGAATAGTCTTGAGCCACTACGTGATTTGCTTGAGCGTTATGGTGATGACTTCACACCTGACCTACGTATTGAGTGGGATGACATTGAGATTGACACGTTACTCAACATGAATGATCTTGAGTCACAGTGGTCTTTCAATGTACCAAGTCTTACTCGTAAGATAGAGGGCGTTAATGCAGGACACCTGATTGAGGTAGGTGCTAGACCTAACACAGGTAAGACATCCTTTCATGCCTCTCTTATCGCTGCTCCTAATGGCTTTGCCCATCAAGGTGCTAAGTGTGTTATACTATGTAACGAGGAAGCCTCACACCGTGTTGGTGCTAGGTATCTTACAGCAGCTACAGGTATGACAATACAAGAGGTCAAGGCTAATCCTTCCAGAGCACGTGATGCTTACGAGCCAGTCAAGAAGAACATCAAGATCAAGGACGCAAGTAATCGTGACATGGCATGGGTAGAGTCAGTATGTAAGTCGTACAAGCCTGACATTGTAATACTAGACATGGGTGACAAGTTCGCTAGGACTGGTGGCTTTGCTAGACCTGACGAGGCACTGAAAGCTAACGCTATCTATGCCCGACAGATTGCCAAGTCTCACAACTGTGCTATCTTCTACATGTCTCAGCTATCTGCTGACGCAGAGGGTAAGGTGCTACTCAACCAGAGTATGATGGAAGGTTCTCGTACTGGTAAGGCAGCAGAGGCTGACCTCATGGTATTGATTGCTAAGAACCCAGTGGTTGACGGTCAAGAGGAAGAGGACACACAACGTCATCTAAACGTGGTCAAGAATAAACTGAGTGGATGGCATGGTGTTGTTCACTGTGAGTTGGAATACAAGACAGCGAGGTACACAGTATGATAGACGTAACATTAGTAGATAGCATGGGCAGTGATCTTACTGTGGTAAATGCTGCACGTGTCAGCTTCAACAAGAAGAGTGAGTGGGATGAAGACAATACCCTCACTGTGTCCGACAGTATACTTATATCGTACCTTGCACGACACAAACACATGTCACCCTTTGGTCATTGCTTTGCAACATTTCATGTCAAAGCTCCTGTGTTTGTGGCTAGACAGTTAGTTAAACATAAGTTCCTACGTTGGAATGAGGTCAGTAGACGTTACGTTGACCATGAACCTGAGTTCTATGAGCCTACCGCATGGAGAAAGCGTAGCAAAGATAAGAAGCAAGGCAGCGCAGGTGAAGTTAAACTGAGTTACAAGGCTATCAGTACACTAGCTAAGAACGCAGTGTGGTATCGTAAAGCCTACAAGAAACTGATTGAAGACGGCATTGCACCAGAGCAAGCACGTATGACACTACCCTTATCCCTAATGACAGAGTGGTACTGGTCTGGTAGCTTAGATGCTTGGTCAGATATGTGTAGACTCAGACAGAGCGAGGACACACAGGAAGAGACACGGTTAGTTGCTAACTCAATTAGTGATGAGATGGGTACGTTGTTTCCCGACTCATGGATTGCATTACAGGCGTACAGCAGATGAGCGAACAATACTGTACAACAAAAGGATTAGGATGGGCGTTCCTTGTGTGTGCATTCCTTATACTAGGTGTGCCTGTGGGTATGTGGTTAGCATTGGAAGGGGCATCATGGTATGAAAGATTTAGCCTGATGAACCCCATGTTCTAGGAGATAGCTATGGCTGAAATAAAAGAATGGTTTATTGATAAACGTAAAGGAATATCAAAAGAGATACGGCACATGACAGAAGATGAACGTCAACGTGCTAAAGAAAAAGAGGAGGCTAACACATGTACACAGTCGAATTTGAAAAAGACGCCTCAATAGTTACATCATTAGATGAGACTGATAGATTTGAGGATGTAGAGATGGTGATAGGTGAGGATGACACTGTTTATTTAAGACAGTTTGAACCTAACCTAAACGAACATCAGATTATTTACATATCGTACCAACAACTATTAGATTTAGTAACCTCTTTGAATAGCACAGAGGGAGCGTTCTATGCAAAGCTAAGAGGAGGCACATTACATGACATATGAATTACGAACAAAGACAAAATTATATAGCCTAATGGGGAGGTTAGACCTCAGTTACGATGAAATAGAACATGCACTAAGTTTGTATGCCCATAATAAAAAGTTTGACAAAGACCTTGATGATGCGTATAACGTAAACAACGATGACATAATAGACGAGGATTGGGATGATTGGCATCCTAATGATTTATAGGAGAGTAGATGAAACTAACACTCGACATAGAGAACACTGTGACCAAACGGAATGGCAAGCTACACCTTGATCCATTCGAGCCAGATAATACAATGGTTATGGTGGGTATGCTAGATGATCTTGGACACGAGGACATTGTAACATTCGATCATTCAGAGCAACAACCTACCACAGAGGGGCGGTACATTGTCCAAAAGAAACTAGACGATGCCGCCCTTCTAATTATGCACAACGCATCACACGACTTGATGTGGCTATGGGAGTCAGGCTTTACCTACGAGGGTGAGATATTTGACACTATGCTAGGTGAGTATGTACTACAGCGTGGACAGAAAGAACCATTATCCCTTGAGGCTTGTGCTGAGAGGTATGACCTTGACACTAAGAAACAGGACAGTCTTAAGGAGTGGCTCAAGGCAGGTAAGTCAGTGCGTGACATGGATCACACTGAGTTATCTGATTACTTGTCTGCTGACCTACATGCTACTCAGCAATTGTATGACCGTTTGCGGATACAGTACGAGGAATGCAACTCACTGGAAGCAACGATCAAACTGACTAATCAACTAGCGGTACACCTTGCACGTATTTATCAGCGTGGGTTTACCGTTGACACAGAAGCTTTGGAAGCTGTGCGTATAGAGTTTGAACAGGAGCGTGTTACATTGACACGTGAACTAGAAGAACAGGTACGTCAGTTGATGGGTGATCGTCCTATCAATCTCAATAGTCCAGAGCAATTGTCTTGGGTTATCTACAGTAAGAAGCCCAAGGATAAAAAGGTATGGGCAGATTTGTTTGAGCCTTACATGCCTGACGCAAGCTATCGTTCAGTAGTACACAACAACTCAGAGAAGTTGTATAAGCAAAAAGCAAGCCAGTGTCTTGGTTGTAATGGCACTGGACAAATTAGAAAGGTAAGGAAAGATGGATCACTCTACGCTAGAACAAATAAGTGCAGCACCTGTGATGGGACTGGTTATAGTTTTATGGATAGCGTTCCAAATGTGGCAGGGTTAAAGTTCAATGCTCCCACCTCAAAATGGACTTCAGCTAACGGTTTCGCCACAAGCAAGGATAGGCTTGTACACCTTGAAGGTGTGGCTAGATCACGTAATATGCAGGACGCAGTTAACTTCTTACAACGAGTTCGTAGGCTGTCTGCCGTTGATACATATCTATCAAGCTTTGTGGAAGGTATCAACAACTATGTAAAACAGGACGGTAAGCTGCACGTTAGCTTACTGCAACACAGGACTGCCACTGGTAGATTGTCAGGGGCTAACCCTAACATGCAGAACATGCCACGTGGCGGTACATTCCCTGTCAAACGTGTATTCAAATCACGTTGGGATGGCGGTCAGAT